GGGGGGGAGTGCTAAAAAGTCGAGGGAAACGGCAAGAGTCTGGGTACTTAAGTGGGATTAACAGCAGAGTACCAAATGCTGTTTTGGGGGGAGCCAAGAAGGCCACCGAAGGAAAAGTCATCACCACATGCGCGGAAAATGTCGATAGTGCACCCGGCTAGAGTATAGCCAGAAGCGCCAACGGCACTCTGAGTACCTGTGACAGTAACAGTTGGGAAGGGATAGAAGAGGGAGCGGGCGTTAGTAGGGTTATTCTGACCATAAGTAGTTGGGCAGAAGGGGCCAGAAGCGTGGAAGGGAACCTCAAATTCAATCATCCCCTCAAGATTGGGATACACCANCATCCGGGCCTCAGTTAGACCAGGCTGATAGGCGAATCCAGTCTTGAGAGTGGTGGCCGTCACGGGAGCAACATCAAACAGAGGTTGGATGGGTCCAGTACCCAGGTTGGTGGAAGTACCTGAGTTAAGAGCTGGAACGATACCCATGTTGGGGGACCAATTACCACTGTCGGGGTTAACTACGTTGTTAATGTAGATATACACCGGCAGGTTGGGAGAGTAGTTGGAACCGGGTATGCTGACAGTTAGCTTATACCTCATAGATCCGCGGAAGAAAGCGAACATGGAGTAAAGCTGGGAGTAAATATCAACATATTGAAAGATGTTAGTCTGGGGAGCTGCGGTACTAATCTGGTATTGGTTGGTGTAGGAAGGGGTTTGGGCACCCGTCGCGGAAACAGAGATGTTCCCGTTGTTAGGGATGATAGGCGCCCAGGGAAAGATTACCAAACCATTGCCCGTTGAGCCGGGAGAGGTGGCTGTAGGAGCAATGGCGTTGATAACAGAGCGGGAGACGAAGGAGAAGCGTTTGGAGTATTGGCGCAACGAAGCAATCACCTCACCCATACAAGAGGAGTACGGGAGAAGCGACACTTCACGGCGTTCGGAAACGAGTTCGGAATCGGGTCGGGAGGGGACAATGCGGGCTTTGCCTATTTGGGCAACATTGGGGATACCATAGGGGGCATAGGGTGAACGAAGAGGAGCTGCGAACTGAGCGTCCTTCATGTAGGTAAAAACTACAACGTCGACACTAGAACTGACAGTGGGAGCCGCAACCAGAGGGTTGATCACGGATATCTGCACAGTCCCGGTGGCGGAATTGCGGGCGTCACCTGACACTAGAGACGTTTTCAAATCGTAGTAGGTGTGCATCCAAGGCCGGACAGAAACGAATGGGACCTCGAATGTGAAATCGGTACCAGAGGATAGGTCGATTTCTTCGGTATAAGCGTAAGCGGGCATGTTCTGGATCGTGGGTCCATCCACATATGCGTAGGGTCGGAAGGATACCCTCAACCTACCAGAGTGGAACTGTGTTTTAACGACATGAAATCGGTAAACCATAGTTCCACGCCAGACGGAAAAGAGCGAGGCAACCTTGGCACACAAGGGTAGACTGGTGGTTCGAGCGTAAGCGTTGGGAACGATGGCGTTCGGGGTTTGGGTCCAGAGGGGGGAAACAGGCTGAAGGAAGATAGAGGCATCAGCTATTTGGGTCGTATTCCACACAAAGCTTTTCATGTAGCACGGTTTAGAGCAGATCAGGTCGAGACGCATCTCATCGTCGTCGGTACCTGCCCATCCACTGTACTGCGTTAAAGCATTGGCGGCAGACAACCCTAGCTTGTGCGAGGTGTCAGCACCATCATGGTTGAAGAAGTATTGAGTTGGACTGTTTTTGATTCTCGTAACAGGCGCCTCAACTACTGGTTTGGAAAATCCTAGCATCTTAAGGACTGATTCCGCACCACTAGCGAGAGACGCAACTGGGGAAGAGAGCCATCCGAGTCCGACCCATGGCAAAACTGCAGATGCAGCCCTACCTACCGCTCCAACCGTAGAAGAAATGGTGCCTCTACTTTCCATGGTAGAGAGTTCGGTACCAATTTGGGCGAAATTGGTAGTGAGGGGGGCGTCAGTGGGATAGCGAAGGTCGATATCTTCAAATCGGGCCCACACGGTGTAGGATGCTGTGGAAGCTGCGCTCGAAGAAAGGGGGGAGAGCACGGAAATAACAACATTACCGAATGAGCCTTGTCCTGTAGGAAGGTTAAAGAACAGGTATGGAGATATGTAGGGGGTGCAGAATTCCATTGAAGTGGTGTTCGCCAGGTTCATGATTACGTGAGGGCAACCAGTGGACGCGACGAGGTCGGTTGAGGTGTTAGTAGCAAACCATTGAGTATGTGACTGCATGTATTCAGAATAGGGGAGGTAGTGAAGAAGGAGCATGCCAGCTTGGAAGGGTTGGGAGTTGACTTCGATCCGGACTCGGACCTTAGCCTTCAGGCCAACGAAGCCGTCAAGCTTGTTAATGTTCTGAGTTACAGAGTAAGCGCCAGTGTTAAAGAGTTGTTTGGGGAAGGTCATGTTGACAAGGACAGCTCCGGGCGTGCTCGATGATTGCCAGGTGCCCTGGGATATGATAACGTAGCGGGAAAGAAAATCCGGGATGGAATGGGTCGTCTTTTCGCCAATATCATCATACATCAGGGAGGGAAGGTCAGAAGGGGAAGCGGTATAGTTGTCCTTCGCGCTAGTTCCATCATCACGGAGAGTAATGGTGTCACTAACGGTTGGGACGGTGGTGGAAGTTATATCGGGGGTTGAGTTGAAGTTCTGGTCAGTAAGCGGGGTGTTTAAGAGTCAAAGCTCGCTTAAGCTAAGTCTCCGACCGATGGTTCCTTGGATAATGAGGGGCTGCCTCAGGCGATCCTAGGATATAAGGCTGAATAGCCACGCCTCTGCCTCCAACAGCAGTACTTTGGTCTTTAGAGTCATCGGAATTTTGTATGACTGAAGTAAGATCACGTCGGAGGGGGGAAGGAAGTCGCGCAGGAAACGCGCAACCAGTTGTGAATTTTGTGAGATATTCAAAAAGACTCAGTTGAATGAATCCTGTGATACCTACGCTGATGGCAGCATCCACAACTAGTTTCGAGTACTTATCATAAGTCTCCTTACCATGCACAGACAATTCTTGAAGAACTGTCGTGACGGCGTCGGATTCTTCTGGGTCAGCACCTAGTTTCCTGAACTTCGTCCAGTTGAGGATGTCGAGCCGGGTTTCCAGGGGGGCGGGGCACGTGAACATAGGCATTTTTCCAAAGCCAGTGTCCACGACGCGGAAATATCGTTTCAGAAACGACACGTCCGCGATAGTCTTTGAGCGTTGGTAGTCGGTAGTCTTTTGGGCGGTAGTATACGTCATCCCAAACTGGGCCATGCATGCAACAAGGGAGTGCATGTTGTACCAGTCTAGAACATCGTCTGCAATCGACAAGAGGTTATCATCACCGTAGGTTACGATTCTGACATTCTTGTTGAATGACTGCATATTCGCGTGGTCGGGTAAACCAGCTTCTCGGGCAAGCTTAATGTAAGCGCACCTAAAAAGGAGGAGTTCGTAAAGAGAGTTGGCTTCAGCGGTGGCGGGAAAACCAGAAGGTAGTGAGTGCGTGCACTGGTATATCTCGCCTTGGTTGTATCGGGTAGCATAGCACGCTGCATGCCACAGGTTGCGACGGAGGTTTGAATTTCCGTCGTCATACAAAGAATCAAGAATGCGGAAAACGGACCACATCAATTGGTCCATGAGTGTTCCATCATAGTTCGTGAAATCTCCATCAATGAGGTTTTGCGAATTTGCAAGTAAATGTCGTGCAAGAAAGTTCCATTCGGAACTCCAGACATTCATGCCAATCGCAACTCCATTGAGAATTCGGTTGTGGCGGATGTGAGCCATAGCCGATAGGAAATATTTACGAAATACGATGTTGTAATTCATGGGACCATTCGATATAATCCGTGTTTTCGCAATATCAACCTTTGCATGGGGGAGTCGTTCGTCCTTCAGAGTATCAATCCAAAGAACGGAGGTCGGGAGGTCGTTTACACATTGGGCTTCTAGCTCATCGCAATCTTTGCGAAGGTTCAAAGCCTGGGGAGTGTCGAGGGCCCATTCATCACCCTTACCGAGCCAGTATGTCTTTCCAGGAAAGTTTGGTGGCTTGGGTTGGGTGGTGTATGGGTATCCAGGGGAGGTCGTACGATTGACGGGACAGAACAATTCATCTTGGGGGATGCCTTGCACTGCCTCTTCAAAAGTGAGGGTTCGGAGGTCGGGACCATCCGGTCGTAGCTGGCTACGGATGAGGTTGCGCACATCAATCTCTGCGCTTTCGAGGATCTGGGGATCCACGAATCCACATCTGAGGCCAGCCTTCTTAGCGCCTTCCAAAAGCGGGTCCTTGAGGGTTTTGACACCATCAATTACCACTTCTGTTGGGCGCAGTACGGCCGGACGGGTGAGGGGGGGTTGGACAAGGCCATGCATACGTGATTTGACAATACACGTTCGCGTGGCCTGGGGTATAGTTGTGGGGAACTTACCCAGGTGGAGGAGGCCACAGTTGAAGGGATCTTGGGAATCCTTCAAGGTGTTAAATCCATGGCCACATTGCGCAAAGGACGGGAGAAGTGAAAGACACCGCTCCAATTCTTCACGCGACACCACTTGGGCATGGTTCCGCCCAGACACGTTACCTGAGATGTGAATCCCAAATATGCGTCCGGACACCACGTCGCTGTTCACACTGATGACTTTACCACAGTCACCAGCTTTCGTTGGAATATCGTGAACAGCAACATTAGTCGTGAGAAGGTTAGCTCCGGCTGAAACATAACTATGGGGTGCGCGCTCGTCGAGGAGCGAACACCTACCACTTTGGAATGTCGCAGTAGGGAGACCATTCTCAAGACTAATACCAGAGAGAGCAGCGTTAAAGGAACGCCCACTCATTTTCGCCAGGTCTTCAGTAGAGGCGAAATGCTTGAGCACGTTAGTCCCGCGATGGAATTCGGGAATGTAAAACATGCACAAGTCTCTGGGTTGGTCGGAGTCGTCGGTCAACATAGCCACTTCATCTCCAATGAAGCTAGCTATGGGCTTGGTAATTATCACGTTAGGGTTGGCGCAATTCACAAGCTCAATGGTGGTCGGGGTGGTCGAGAGGAGGTGGAGGTAGAAGTGGTAGGGCATAATAAATACTTGCCCCACCACGTTCGTAATGGTCCCACACTCAATGATTTTACCATCGTCGTAAACAGCAGAAAGAAGATACTGCTGCTTTCGGACTTTGGCAATCACATCGAGTTGGCCATAACTCTGTCCCATCTCAGCGGCAGCCTTGGGGGCAAGGCGCGCACGGGCGGTCGAGGTCGTTCGGGGTTGGGGTCGGGCTCGCGGTTGGTGGTTGCGAGTATCACTCTCGGAAAAGGAGAGGTCGGCGGGGGGGTCGGAGGGGCGGGCTTGTCGCCTGAGCTCAGTCAATGACAATATAATAGCAATTACGGTTGCGGGAAACCAATATTTACTAAAAGTAGTCACTAACCCTGAGGTCAAGGCAAGAACCAATCCACCTAGGTACCTATAAAGGTCCCGGGCAGAAAGGGGAAGGGCATCAATAGCGGAGTTGGCAAGAGTACGTATCCTAGAGAAAAGGCGTTGTATCTTACCACCAGCGCGCGATTGATGCTGGTAGAAACCTGTGAGGATTTCCATCCATTGCTGATTAGGAACCATAGACGGTTCATAAGTAACCAGCATGGCCTTCTCGGGATCGATGTCTTGATCCCTGGCATCATCCATCTCAATCCGGACCATTAGACGATAATGATCCAGAGTGGAATCGGGGGTAGATTCATCCGTAAAGGGGTTGGTGGTCTCTATCCAACGGCGTATATCAGCTAGGGTAAACTTGGGGGAACCAAGAGGGCCAGGCTGAATAAGCACCGTCTCTAGAGCATCAACCACGGGTGAGGTCGGGCGGGGGGGAGGGGAAGAAGGGGGGGAGGGGGAAGGGGGAAGAAGGGAGGAAGCATCATCTACACCAACTTGTGCAACGTTAGGAGGGCGGGCTCGTCGACTCTTGACTAGATCCGAAAGGAAATCATCAAGAGCGGCGCCTCTATCCTTCCTAGCAACCAATTCATCTTTGAGACGAGCTATGAACTCATCCCATTCGATGACGTGGCCATTCCTACGATCGCGCGCATTTCTTGTGCGCGCATTGAAGCGGACAAACTCGTAAATATACGGGTTGACTGCCCACTTCTTGCCGTTCAGGACAGGACTGTCGGCGTGGATCTTAGGAATGTTCAGACGCATAGGCTCGATAACATTGCCATTTGCGTCCTGCAACAAGTACTCAGGCTTAACGTTCACGAAATATGATTGCTCCAATCTGTTCCATACAGCATCGGGGTAAGTCAACGATTCAATCTTTGGATTAAGATCATTCGTTGACGCAATCACAACTCGTGAGTCAAACTGAGTGTTGGTCTTCTGAGAGATATCCGCCATGTGAAGGGGATAGGGGAAAGGCCCTATCGCGCGGATAACCTCAAAAAACTCCAGGTTAGGGGTTCCAACAGTGTCCTTCATCTGACCGAAGTCGTCATAAAGGCACACGTATTGGTTCCGGTAACCATCCCAGTACACCTGCTCTACACATCGCTGGTAAAGCTGGTCCTTGGCGTTCTCAATGCCAGCAGACAGGCAAAGCTCCGTCGCAATAAGGTACTGCAACGTAGACTTACCCATCTGAGACTCACCAACCAACCACACAGCTAAAGGAACTGAGCGGATGGCTTTGGTCTCGGGGTACTGGTTCTCAACAACGCCCTTCACTCTAAGGGCTTGTTGGAGCATCCGCGTGGTGGCATCGCGGAGTGCAGGGGTCATGGCGTCGGCGTACTTAACCTTAAGGGCATGACCTTTGGCATATAGCTGTACAGCAGCATATCTACCATCAAACGTCCTGCATTGGGCCTGAAGGGCTTCAGCGTACATCGCCGTCTCAACCTCAATCATCCACTTCGACAACTCGGGGATGGCGCTATCCAACATGGTCGGGTCATAGTCAAACACATTGACTTTTACCCAATCCCATGAGGTTTGCACAGCAGTCTTCATCCACTTAAGGATCTCCATAAGACCACCTGCAGCGCGAGGCACAGCACCAATCTTTGTGATAAGACCGAAAGGGGTATTATCACGACTAGGAATCCGATTGGTCATGTACGTAACACACAGGGTTGAAGCAAGGGCAAGGGCGTTGGGGATATAGTCCACAACGTCAACAAGAGAACCCATCTGGGCCTGGTCACATCTATCACCTGGATTGGTGACAAATGATCGAAAGACTTCGAAGAGTTGGGAACCGTTAGTAAAGCCGGTCAACAAACATTCAACAGGAAGGAGAA